TGTTAAACCGCCGCTTAAAGTTATTGTGCGTGTATCAGGATATTTAAGAATTACAACACCACTACCACCGCTGCCACCTGTAGTTGGACCACCTAAAGCTGAACCTGAAGCTGATCCACCGCCACCACCGCCAAAGTTAGCAGTCGCATTAGAACCGTTTCCACGAACTCCTGAAGTTGCTTTGAAACCAGCAGCGCCATTTCCTGAGCCGCCGCTACCTGCTGTTGGAGACGAAGGCACTCCACCAGCACCCTGTTCTGCAGCACCGCCACCACCACCGCCAGCGTAAGTTACTGAACTACCTGTAATAGATGATGCTGTGCCGTTGCCGCCATTGCCAGCGGCTGTTGAACTCGCGCCACCTCCACCAGCACTAGCACCGCCACCACCGCCACCAGTCCTATTTGTAATTGTAGATGAAAGTCCAGTACCACCGCTTTGACCTTGACCTGATGTGCCTGACCCGCCTGTAGGTGATTCAGTTGTATTGCGACCACCGCCACCGCCACCAGAGCCACCGCTTGCGCCGTTTGGCGCATCAAAGCCACCAGCAACACCGCCGCCAGTAGATGTAATTGAACTAAAAACACTGTTTGAACCACTAGATCCAACACCAGCTGCACCAGCGCCACCAGCGCCAACTGTAACTGTGTAATTAGTTAAAGCATTTACTGAAAAACCAGAAGCAGTTAAAAATCCACCTGCACCGCCACCGCCACCGACGGCTGTATTTCCCGATGAGTTACCACCACCAGCACCGCCACCAGCAACGACCAAATATTCCAAATTGAAAATATTTCCCGCAGGAGATAAACAACCAACGATTGTGTTAAGCATTAGGCTATCGCACCCACTACGTACCAAGCATCTGTGCCAGTCTTGATACAAGCAGCAGATTTATATTGCGCCAAAGTTGGAGAAGCTGCAGTAGCACCAGCTGAAAGAACTGTAGTTGTACCGCTAGTCACAGCTGAAATTGTACAAGTACCAGCACCAATATTCATGACTGTAATTACTGTGCCAACTGGATGCGCTACGGAAGCGTTAGTTGGAATCTTAAAAGCATTGGCAGAAGCATTTGACATTGTTACTAGAGTCTGATAACTATCTGTCAATACTGAAGTATAGGTTGTTCCTGTTTGGGCGTTGAGAGTAAAAGCCACAAGTCCGTTAAACATTGCAGCGGTCATCACATCACCAGTTGCTGCTGGAAATCCTGTGGCCATTTGTTCTCCTTAGTATGAAAGTACGTTAGTTCCTAGTATTCCATAATTAGTGCCAATAATGAAAGCATCAATGATGGGTTCTAGGGTGGTTAGTGTAGTTTTCCAAGCATTTGGTTTAATGTCATGCGACACGCCAAACACCTGTAAAGTTTTAGTTAAAGTGGATGACCCTGGTTGCGTGGTCGTAACAGTCACTGGATCAAAGAAATCTAGACCCAAAGCCGCAATAATGCCAGAATCATAATTGGCAGTGTAAAGATCCAAAGTAATAGCATCGCATCGAATTGAAGTTTCCTGACGGGAAGCCACATAAGCCAAAGCATTATTTAAAGCTTCAGTATCGGTCTCCATCATAAGATTTTGCTCATTGTATGAATGTAAAAAATATTTATCGATTGAAGTTTGATTACTGGCTACCTGTGGAGTGCCACCAACTCGACTAACGGTAGCCTTATTGAATACCAAAGTATCGTCTAATTTCCAAAGGGCATTGTTATAGGAAATGCCTGTGCCATTGTCATTAAATACCGTTGGTGTACCTGCTACGCTGGATGAGGTTAATAAACGGTCTTGGAATACAAAATTGCCCAGCGCATCCATGTACAGAGCACCATATTCGGTACTCTCGATTGTCTGAAGAGCTGCTAATCCAGTACGAGCAGTGCCTGGATCTGCCTGAACTGTGGTCTGTCCAGTATCAATATCTCGCATGCCTGAAGGCCAAGCAATAGCATCGAGTAACTTGCCAATGCGTGTGCCTGAAGTCTGACCAGCAGTAGAACTTGCCACAGTGCTGATTTGGGCATTCTGAGCCAATCTGAAGCCATCAACAGCAGTGATCGTAGTATAAACCACTTCACCGACATCTTTAGGCGTAGTCGTACTGTAAGAGGTTATGTACCCAGCAAATATTGGATAAGTTGATGTGCCATAGGTTGCTGTTATTTGAACCTTACGCATTGGTGTTAAAAGGTTGTAATAAGGAGAAGCTGGGTTGAGCGGATTAAAGTAGCCATTCTGGTCAATTATGCGAAGACTCATGCTGCCAGTTTGGAAATTATCGGCATTGGCAGATCGACCTCGAACGGTCTTAATTGAATCGACCACATCTGATACATCTACAACTACCGCTGTGCTATCCGCCAAAGCATTAACCCCAAGAATGCCAGCATCAAAAATCATAGGTGAGGCAAAGCCAGCACCTGTTGAAAAGTTAATGATTGCGTTAATTACTGGGATTGTCATTATGGCAACTGACCTGCTACAGATTGAGAATAACCGATGCGCTGACCATTAAGTAAAGCATTGTTCACCTTTTGAGTAAAATCATCACCGTCTAATACATTTCCTTGAATAACCACTGTCACTGATTTACTAGATGATACGTTTGTTTTCACAGGATTTGCTGGAAGATAATCAGTGAAATCTCCAGTGTAATTGCCACCCATGCCACCATTACTAGTAGTGCCACCAGCACCTATGCTTGGCGCTTGGACGATGGCTGGTATCTGTGGTATAGATTTAAGAAGATTGATATAACCCTGTAGAGCCGCATATTTTTGGGCATCGGCTGAAGCCTGAGCATCTTTAACAATTTTAATAACATCTAGTTGATCAATTTTGGCTATGTTTAATAATGTTGTTTGCGCGTTAGATACATCATCTAAGGCAGCAATCTTGGCAATAGCTAGTAATTGAGCCTGTGTCTTTTCAGTATAGAAATTGGCTTCTGCTAATCCACCAGATTCTGAAATGGCAGCATTGTATTTAGCATAGGCTTCATTGCGAGCAGCAGCCTTATCTTCTTCAGACATCTTGCTGATTCGGATGGCCTCAAGATCTCTCATCAATATAGTATTGATAGAGCTTAATTCAGTCTCAGTAATGCCTTTAATGCCATTAAGTTTGTTAGTTTGCTGTTCTTTGGTAAGTAGATTTAATTGCTCGATATACTTCAGCGCAGCTTCGCCATTGCCATTTTCAATCTCCTGTAAAGCCAATAGGCGCAGGCGTTCGTCTTTGTCATAAGTATTCTTTAGAGCAGCGGATATTTGAATACTTTGCAGATCAAATGCTGAATTTGCTTTTTTAAGAGCAAGATCTTGAGCAGCTGCTTTTTTATCAGCTGCTATTTTTGCTGCGGCTGCGGCTTTTATGGCTTTTATTCTAGCGGCTTCTGCGGCAGCGGCTTTTCTTGCTGCTAATAGTTCACTTGATACGCCAGAACCACCAGTAAAGAATCTACGAGCTGAAGGTTTTTTAACTAACTTTTGAGCTGTTCCTTCTGTCACATTTCCAGTTACTAATGCGCTTAACCAATCCAAAGCACCATATTTGGAAGCATCTGAAAGCATTTGACCTAATGCTTTAGAAAAAGTGTCAATGTTTGCTGTTGCTTGATCTATATCGCCATTACCTGCAAGACCAGCAAAAAGATCAACTAAACCTTTTCCAATTGATTCTTTGGCATTATCAGCCGCAATGCTCAACTTATCAACAGATGAAGCATAAGTATCTAAAGAAGCTTTGCCAGCACCTTTGCTTTGCTTTGTTAGAATTGCTTGAATTTCTTCAAAAGATTTAGAGGCAAGTTGAGCCTGAGTTAAACCAGTATATAATTGTTTTAATCCCTTATAATTTCCTACATAAGCGTTTGAAAGAATATCAACTGTTGAGGCAAAATCAAGACCATTAGCAACTGATACATCAAAAGCCAAAGCCATTAAATCTTGAGTTTTAGTAGTCGATAAAGTTACTTTGGCAAGTTGAGCATATGCTGGTCTTAAAACACTATCCGATATATTTGCTTGCTTTTCCATTTTTGCAATAAAGTTATCAGCATTAACAGACTGATAAGCTAATCCTAAGTTTTTAAGGTTTACTTGTAAAACTCTAATAGCTCGATCATCCTCAGCAAATGCCTTAACAGAAGCTTTGCTAAAGTCATAAATGGCCTTGGCACTAAATGTAATACCAATAGTTTTGCCTAAAGTTTTAACAGTTTTTTCAAGTGAAGATGTTGCATTGCTAGCATCTTTGAAAGCCTTTTTGCCAGTGTATTCGGCCGCAATATCAATTACTACTGATGGATTAGCCATTATCTGTAACCCACTGCCGCGTTAAATTTATCTCTGGAAGTTTCAATAGCTTTAATAATTGCGCCATTAGCTTTACCGCCATCTTCTTTCCATGCCTTAAAGATCGCACGGCCCTTCATCTTACGAGAACGGCGACCGCGACCTACTTGATTATTGGCATCGACGATTTGGCCATATTGGTTAATCGCTTGGACAAATATTGATCCTGCTTGTGGATTACGACTGCGACCTTGATTGCGGTTAGCGGCCACAATATTTGCGCCTTGGTTATAGCCTGGACGTTGAACAATAAATGCTGCGCCTTGCTCACGACCGTTAGGATTGACACGACCAGCAGTTTCATAGATAGCACCAGCTGCGGAAGCATTTTGAATGCGAGCCAAAGATCTAAATCCTGATCGATTAGGCTTGCTGGGTGTTGTTTTATATCCAATGCCTCGTTTTGCATCAGCACTAGACCATTCAGGGAATCTGCCAGTAGCAGAAGCCTTACCCCACCCTGATAACGGTGCTTTAGATGGAATGAAGCCTCTTGCTTGACTAACCACAGGTTTTAGAAAACTAGCAATTTCTTTTTGAGTTTCTTTAGCCAGATCGGGGGCAAACTTCTTTAATGCTTTACGAAGTGCGAGACCGCCCTTTACTTCGACTGGCATCTTTCATCTCCTTGTTTCGATCTTTCATAGCCTGTAATAAAGCCTTAAACATTCTCGAATCAAGTTCGAGTAAGTCATTAGGCGCGATCTGCGTTTCCAGACTCAATCTCGCGATCAAGTATGTGAAAGAATCACGCCCTATAATTCCGGGTCATCATCTAGAACTTCCACCTTTACAAGTGTTTCTAGAAACTCTGCCCCAAATGGTTTGACAGTTTCACCGCTACGACGGATGCACTCCCAGGCGAGCCAATACACATCGGTCTGTCGTTCTAGGTCACGAAAGGCTTTATGAAAGCCCATCTTCGCATAAACCTCAAATGTGTATTCGATCGATGGAGTTATCTGATGTTCAGATACAGACCCATCTGCCCTTGTGATCTTTAGCTTTGCCATTCTTTTAGCCCTTTTCTTTAGTAGTTAGTTTTACCAAGTACCAGTTGTTGCAGTTGCT